GAATTGGGACTAGAGGCACTAAAGGATCTCTGATACGAAATCATAATGTTGGAGATATTGCTTACAAGTATGAATTGAATGGTGTTTCTCTGGCGAGACTGAATACTTTATATGACATGTCAGCGGATGTCTCACTAAAATCAGAGAAAGATGCGGATAAGTATTGTGTACAATTTTCTCGCGGTGATAGAGCAACTGGTGATACACAACTCAGTTTTACTGATCAAAAGTCTCTGGGTGGAGATGAAGTAAGGGCATCCCAAAACTTACAATTCAATACAATAATCCCTCAGATTAATGTAATTACTCCAGGTCAAACAACAAATGTGACCTCAGAAATAAGAACAGTGACAGGAACTAGTGCTGGTGGATCGGAAATTCCGTTTATTGATGAGGGGTATGAAAGTGTTGAACTCAATCAACCAAACTTCCTTTCTTCGCCAAGAATTGTTTGTTCATCCATCAATGAGGAATCGAAACTTTCCGCACTTCCAAGAAGCAAATCATTTACTCTTGCAGTGACTTTATCCTCAAATGATCCAAATCTATCTCCTGTTTTGGATACACAAAATACAACTTTAATTCTACAAAGAAATAGAGTTAATAATCCAATATCAGATTATGCAAAAGATTCTAGAGTTAATGCGATTAAGAATGATCCACATAATGCTGCATATATCTCCAAGAAAATATCTCTAAAACAACCAGCATCGTCATTAAAAGTCTTGATTGGTGCTTATAGACCTTCAACGGCAGATTTTAGAGTATTGTATAGATTGTTTAGAGCGGATTCTAGTGAAATAACTCAATCATATCAGTTATTCCCTGGATATGATAATTTGATTGATACTGATGGAGATGGATTTGGAGATTCTGTTGTAGATCCAACCCTGAATAGTGGTAGGTCTGATGCTTTTGTTGCACCAAATAAAGTAAATGAATTCTCAGAATATCAATTCACTATTGATAATGTTGAACAATTTACAGCGTTCTCCATTAAGATTGTTATGAGTAGCACTGACGAGGCAAATCCACCGAGATTCAGAGACTTAAGATCTGTTGCATTGGCATAAAATATGATTAGAATAGAAGGACATCAGCATTTATATCGTGATGAGAAAACCGGAGCTATTGTAAATACAGATACCTCCGGTTATGCCCAATATATTAAAATGAGAAATGATAGACAAAAACAAAAGGATGAAATAGAAAGATTAAAATCTGATGTTTCTGAAATAAAAGATTTATTAAAGGAGTTGATCAATGAATCCAGACAAAATTAAACTTAATAATGTAAACAAACTTTTTGAATATGAAAGACTCAGTAGAGAAGTTGATTTGTGTCAAGATGTTAGTGAATTACAAAATTTGGCAAAATCTTATATCAAGTTATACATGAAACAGCAAGAAGTTTTGCTGGATCTGTGAGATCATAAATAGTTGAAATAATAAAAGCATTCAAATGTCTGCTGTTTATGTAAACAATTTAGTCATTAATACAGGAACAGACTTTGAGCAGATCTTTACTCTAGCTAATAGTTCTGGAAATAGTCCATTGAATCTATTGGGGTATACTGCAGAATCAAAATTATCAAAACATCCATATAGTGCAACTAAAGTTGCTTTTGCAGTTAGTTTTGTTGTTCCTAGTGAGGGAATTCTTTCTATATCACTATCTCCAGAAGAAACATCTACTTTAAAAGAGGGTAGATATGTTTACGATGTTGTTTTAGATGATGGATCTAGAAAGACAAAAGTTCTTGAAGGCATGGTATTCGTAAGAAAAGGAGTTACATACTAATGCCAAGAATACCAGTACAATTGGGGCAAGAGAATAGAGTAAAAGTAGTAACAGCTTTTGGTGCTCCAAGCACTCCACTTTTATCTTTGAATGCAACCAACGTTGCTGGTGGAATAGTAACATCTACAAGATTAATAGTAGATGGAAAATCAGATTTTTTGGGAATTAGCACCTTCCAAGATGATGTTTATGCATATAGAAATGTAACTGTACTTGGAATAACAACTTTTAGGGGTGCAGTAAATTTTAATAGTGATATTGTACTTACTACAAGTGTATTTAACTCGGATCTTCTTCCATTTCAGAGTGATACTTATAATGTTGGCGTCTCCACTCGAAGATGGTCATACGTTTATGCCAATAATATTGATGTTGATGGGACATCTAAATTTGAAATTGGAATTGGAAAAACTTACGGGTTAGTATATTTTGGACCAAATTCGGAAATTTTATCAACGTCAACTCCATCAGTTGGAATTCAGACAACTAATTTATTGCTGACAGTGGATGAAAACAACGTTCCCGTTTGGACCGATAGCATAGATGGAGGATTTTACTAATGTCAAAACCAAATACCAGACAAGGACTAATTGATTATTGTTTAAGACAACTTGGCGAACCTGTTTTAGAAATAAACGTTGCTGAAGAGCAAATAGATGATCTAGTTGATGATACTATTCAATATTTTAATGAGCGGCATTATGATGGTGTGGAAAAGATGTATTTAAAATACAAAATTACCCAAGATGATATCGATAGAGGCAGCGCAAAAAATACAGATGGTGTTGGCATAGTCACTACAACAGGATCATCTTCTGGGACGACGTTTAATTTTTATGAGACATCGAATTATATACAGGTTCCAGACTCAGTAATAGGTGTTGAAAAGATATTTAAATTTGATAGTAGCAGTATCTCTGCAGGTATGTTTAGTATAAAATATCAATTATTTTTAAATGACTTGTATTATTTCAATTCCGTAGAATTGCTTCAATATTCCATGGTTAAAACATATTTGGAAGACATTGATCATTTATTAACTACAGATAAACAAATAAGATTTAATAAAAGACAAAATAGATTATATCTAGATATTGATTGGGGATCAGAATCGCCAGATAACTGGATTATCTTGGAATGTTATAGGGCTTTAGATCCAGCAGATTTTTCTAAAATTTATAATGATAGTTTTGTTAAAAAATATCTAACAGCCCTAATTAAGAGGCAATGGGGACAAAACTTGATTAAGTTCCAGGGAGTAAAACTACCTGGAGGTTTAGAATTAAATGGCAGACAACTATATGATGATGCTGAAAGAGATCTTGAGGATATCAAACAAAGAATGAGTTTGGAGTATGAATTACCACCATTGGACATGATAGGATAAAGTTATGGCATTAAATCCCTTCTTTTTAAACGGAACTTCTACTGAACAAAATCTTATACAAGATTTAATTAATGAGCAGCTTAAAATATATGGAATTGAAGTAATTTATATTCCAAGAAAATATTTAAAAACAGATAACATATTAAGAGAAGTTCAAACATCAAAATTTGATGACAATTTTTTAATTGAAGCTTATATTAATACCTATGAGGGGTATAGTGGTGCAGGGGATATAATGACAAAATTTGGCATGTCCTTAAAGGATGAAGTAACATTAACAATATCAAAAGAAAGATTTGAAGAATTTATTGCACCAATACTAGAATCAATTTCTAATCCATCATTGATAGCGAATGAATTAACAACTAGACCAAGAGAAGGAGATTTAATTTATTTTCCACTTGGAAGTAGATTATTTGAAATTAAATTTGTTGAACATGAAAAACCATTTTACCAATTAGGAAAAACTTACGTATATGAGTTGCAATGTGAATTATTTGAATATGAAGATGAAATTATGGACACTACAGTCGCAGAAGTTGATGAGTTAATTAAAAATGTCACATCAACACTTTATCTTATGGATTATAATGATGCACAAAGGGCATTCGTAAATGCTAATCTTACACCTGGCGATGCTTCTGGGTTTGTTAGAAAAATAAATTTATTGGACGATGGATATGGGTATAAACAGGCTCCTATAGTTTCAATTTCAACATCTCCCGTTGGAATTGAAACTGCAAATGCAAAAGCATTTGCAATAACAACATCTATTTTAGGATCTAATTCCATATTAGATATTTTAATAACAAATACTGGTTATGGATATACGGAACCACCATTAGTCACATTCATTTCAAGTGATGGTGGTTCTGGGGCAATAGCAACTTGCATATTATCCGAATCTGACGACTATAAAGCAATACAAAATTTAACTATTTTAAATTCTGGAACCGGTTATTTTTCATTGCCGGGTATTGGAGTGTCGGAATCAGAATTAGGTGTTACTGGAATAATAACATCATATATTATAGATTCTACATCAGGAATTGTCACTTTTGGAATAAAAGATTCTGGAACGAAATATATACCCAATAGTGGGGAACCCATACCCAAAATTAATATTTCCGATCCTGAAGCAATATTCAACAATACTGGAATAGGGACATATCAGTTTAATGAAACTATAGTTGGTGAAACTTCTGGAGCAACTGCTATCGTTAAAGATTGGGATATAAATACCAAAGAATTAAAAATTTCTATTAAATCTGGTGAGTTTATTTTTGGAGAGACCATAATTGGAGATGATTCTGGAGCAAGATGGACTTTAAAAAGACATGATTTATATGAGACAGATGATCCATATGCCCAGAATGATGTTATTGAAGAAGCAGCAGATACTATTTTAGATTTTTCAGAGACAAACCCATTTGGTGATTATTAATGTTAGGAACGTACTACTATCACGAAATTATAAGAAAAACAATTATTGGATTTGGAACGTTATTCAATAATATTAATATAAAGCACAAAGATGACAATTCTAATGTTGTCAGCGACCTCAAAGTGCCGTTAAATTATGGACCATCTCAAAAGTTTTTAGCTAGAATTACGGAGCAGGGAGATCTTAATAGATCGTATCAGATAACACTGCCGAGAATGTCATTTGAGCACACCAGTATTGTTTATGATTCATCAAGAAAAGCCGGAGTAACACAAAGTTTTAAATCATCTGGACAAAATGGCATTAAAAAAGTTTATATGCCAGTTCCATATAATATTGGATTTGAACTAAATATTCTTTGCAAATTAAATGATGATGCACTACAAATTGTAGAGCAAATATTACCTTATTTCCAACCATCTTTTTCAATAACATTAGATTTGTTAGAATCCATAGGAGAAAAAAAAGATATTCAAATTGTTTTAGACAGTATAAATTTCCAGGATGACTATGAGGGTGATTTTTCTACAAGAAGAGCTTTAATTTATACATTACAATTTACAGCTAAAACATACTTATTTGGACCGGTAGCAGAAAATGTCG